ATGAGCAACAAAGAACATATTGATAATTTCATTCGGAATATTTTTTTCAGCCGCGCGAGATTTATTCATTGCAAAGTAGAGGCAATGGTTAGCCAGTCTCATCGAATGTTTAAACAAGCTGAAAATCATAAAGACAAACAAGATGATGGGTTATTCATTTACAAAATGAATCATCAATTAATCGAGGCTTTCAAGGATGACGCAAAAGCTATTCTGAAATGGTGTGAGGACATGGAGAAAGCGGTAGCCAGAACAGAAGAATCAGGCTATAGACAAGATTAACAATTAGGGGCTTTACCGCCCCTAATAAAAAAACTGCAACAAAAGGAAAAGGGAATGACTTATTACGAAACAAGCCGCCCCGATTGGGGAATGGACGAAATGTACAGGCGCGAAGAATTGCGAGACGCAGAAATTGCGATTGAAGAACGCCGAGAAGATGAAAACAGGAAGAATTTTGAATTATTCCACATGCAAATCATGCAACACGTCATCAAGGAGGCACACGAGTTTCGTAAATGCGCTATCGAATGTGATGAATTGGAATACTCGCAGAATGATGGCGAATGGCGAACTTGCTTGCTAGACGGCGCGGAATTTCTCGAATTGAGTAGCAACAAGTACGAGAACGAAGAAATCAAAGACGCGCTGATTTGGGCAACTAAATCAAATCACGATGATTTGCGAGTAAGCAAAATTGATGAACTGGCAAACCAATGGAAGGAAGCGGCATGAAAGCATTAACCCAATACCTTACAGACGAAGCAAAGCAGGCACGGCGCGAATTTATGCAAAAGGTCATCGCCCTGCCCTTTAACCCCAAAATCAAATCCATGCCTTGCAATGCCGGAGCAAAGCACCCTGACATCATGCTAGGCAATGCCCGGCTGATTCTCTTGAGACACTTCAATGAGATGGTTTCAAGGCTTGAGCGCAAAACCGACCACAGCCGCGCGGTATTGACTGCCGCGCAATACGGAATCTTCGATATTAATCAACTTTTGCAGTAGGTAAAAAAATGAAATACGCAATTCGTACAGTTTTAGCCGTGGCGGCCATCACAATCGCGGCTTGTAGCTTTTCCGGCAAAACAGAGAAGCCGGAAGAGCCGGAAACCATCAGCCAAGAAGCACAGGTTGAACAGACATACGAAGCCATGCCGGACGAAGTGAAAGTCATGGGAGATGCGGAGATTAAGCCATGCAACACATTTTGACAGGCTGCTATATGGCCCAGCCAAAAGGCCATAGCCATATCAGCAAACATTGTGGCGCACGAATGAGAAACGAAAACGGCGTTTGGCACGTTTGGCAAGACGTTGAGACATTTGCCCGAAACACTCACGCGCTGATTCTCAAGAAAGGCGCAGGGCGCAAAAAAATCAACGAGAAAACATTTAAGACGAAAGCAGCGGCTGAAAAGTATTTCAACAAACTATTAGGAAGTTAAAAATGACACACCCAGCAAAAACAAACGCAATGGCAATTAAACAATTTTTCGACAGCGACGCAGCAAAACGAAAAATGCAAGAACTAATTGGCAAAAACTTTGCAAGTTTTGCAACATCTGCCATGCAGATTGTCAACTCAAACAGCCTTTTGCAAAACGCAACGCCAAAATCGGTATTTAACGCAGCTTGCATGGCGGCAACGCTGAATCTTCCAATCAACAACAGCTTAGGCTTTGCGTATATCGTCCCTTTTCAAAATCGAAAAGAGAACGTAACAGAAGCTCAGTTTCAGCTTGGTTACAAAGGCTTCATCCAGCTTGCACAGCGAAGCGGACAGTTTAAACGAATCAACGCCTGCCCTGTTTACGACACAGATGCAGAAGAAGATGTTTACCAACGCTTGACATCTCTCATTCCACGCAAACCAAGCGGTCAAATTATCGGCTATATCGCCTATTTCCAGCTTTTGAACGGCTATGAGGCGAATCTGACAATGACGATGGAAGAACTTGAAGCACACGCCAAACGATACAGCCAAACATACAAGCGCGGCTTTGGCGTATGGGCTGACAACTTCGAGGCGATGGCGAAGAAAACAGTTATCAAGCTGTTGCTTTCCCAACAAGCCCCGCTGTCAATCGAAATGCAAAAGGCGGTTTTAGCCGACCAAGCAATCGTAAAAGACGTTGAGGCCGAAGAGTTTGAATATATCGATAACCAACCCACGCCGGCAGAAACGCCAAAACTGGCCGTTTCCGATGAAATGTTTGAGCAGCTCAAAGAAAACATCAGCACCGGCGATATTGATATTCAGACTGTCTTAGACAGTTACGACTTATCAGAAGAGCAGAAAGCGGAATTGGATAAATTATGAGAATCCGATGTTCATCAATTCACAAGATTGTCGGCGAACCAAAAAGCAAAGCCGAAAAAGAAGCCAACGGATTGACACAGACAGCCAAGTCTTACGTTATCGACCGCCTGAAAAATGAATATTCTGGCTTCGAGAGCTTCACAGGAAGCAAGGAAACCGAAAAAGGATTATTGCTTGAAGATGAAGCAATCCGCTGTAGCGGCCTGATTCGTGGCTTGATGTACAAAAAAAACAACGAACGGCGGGTCAATGATTGGATTACAGGCGAATGTGATATTTACGATCCGAAGCGTAAAACAATAATTGACACAAAATGCTCATGGGACATTGGAACACATCCATTCTTTCAGGAAGAGGCTGAAGCCAAAGCGGAAAAAGCCGGCTATGGCTGGCAAATGCAAGGCTACATGTGGCTTTTCGATTGTGAAAAGGCTGATATTGATTTTTGGATTTTCCCAACGCCAGAAGAGCTTTTGAAGCCTTATGACGATGTAGCAAATTTGGTTGAAGCGGTTGAGCGTCTGCCGTTTGAAAAACGGCTGACAACAATCACAGTGTACCGTGACGAAAACGCAATCAACCAAATCAAGCGAAAAGCAGAGGCGTGCTTTGAGTATGCCGAGAAATTGAAACAGGAATTTGAGAAAGGTAAACAATGTTGAACAAAGTAATTTTAATTGGCCGTCTCGGCCGCGACCCGGAAGTCCGCTATATGCCCAACGGCGAGGCCGTCTGTAACTTCAGCATTGCCACCAGCGAAACGTGGAACGACCGCAACGGCCAACGCGTAGAACGTACCGAATGGCACAACATCACCATGTACCGCAAACTCGCCGAAATCGCCGGTAAATACCTGAAGAAAGGCAGCCAAGTGTATTTGGAAGGTCGCATCCAAAGCCGTAAATATCAAGGCAAAGACGGCATCGAACGCACGGCTTACGAGATTATCGCCAACGAAATGAAGATGTTGGGCGGCGGGAACAGTGAGCAACAGGCGCAAGCAGAAGCGCCAACGCCGCCGCGCCGCCAAGCACCAGCAGCCCCCGCCGCGCCTGTTGAAGACATCGACGACGACGTCCCTTTTTGAGTTAAGGAGTAAAAATGACTGAATATGTTTTCAAAATTTCTACCAATGATGTAGGCGTTGTTTTTGAAACACCTGATATTAACCCAGAGCATGAAGATAATGTAAGAGAAGGAATTGCTTACTTATCGGCGGCATTAGTATCAATTTTTATTAACGATGTTTCAAAACATATCAAAGAAAATCAAAAAGATTTTATTTTTACTGCTCAAACCATGATTCATAACTCAGCCATCCTAAAAATGGGGGAGAAAAAAAATGACGCAAAAATTTAAATTCGGCGACCGCGTGAGATACAAGTCGCCAGAAAGCAAATTAAGAGGCTTTGTAGCTTCCACCCGCAATCGTGGCCAAAACAAAATTATCGTAGCCTTCGAAGGAGAGGATTGGTTACATCACTGTTCCGGTGAAAACTTGGAGCTTATCCCCCACCCTGACACAATTCGACTTGATTGGTTAGCGGAAAATGATTGTGCGTTAACCAAAAAACTATGCGACGAAGATGGCGATATACACCCTACTCCCAATGCCGTTATTCAGAAGCAAGAAGAACATTTCGAGGTATTGGCAGCTACAAGCAACAACATCCGAGATGCAATAGATGTTGCTATGGCACACATCGAAAGCAAACGATAACACCCACAGGCAGGCGGCCTAAAACATCCGAGCCGTTGAGAGGACGGAAAAGCGAGGAAACAAAATGCAAACAGTAGCAACAAGACCGACGGCAAAACAGATGCTTGCCGCCAAGAAAGCAGCAAAGAAATTGACCCAAGAAGAACGCGCACTGAAACGCGCGGGAGCGGTGCGAAACGTTGACCGAAACCGCCTATCCACTTTGTCAAAAGCGCAAAAAGAGAACATCGCCGAGATGTTATCAGGCGTGAAAGTATCAGCAGACGAAGCGGTTACATGTAGCGTCAAGATGTGGCTGTCGTTGCAAGATATGCGCTATGCCTGCAATCAAGAATTAATCAACTTCGCCGAGCATATCATTAAGCAGGTGCAACGATTGGGCTTGTACTGCAACACAGACGACCCAGCGAACGAGAAAAGCGTGGAGTTTGCCTGCCGCGAAGCGTCTCAAGCAGTCGCGCAATGGACTAAAGATTTTGACGACCTCAGCCCGAATCAGCGTCAATTGGTATTGCGCCCCCTGTCTAATCTCTTCGCCGCGTATGAAGAGTTTTTGAAAGATGCGCCGGTACGCTTGATTGCCGAAGTATCGACATACTCAATCGCCGTCAGCGTTACCAAAAAATCCATGACATTTTTGGAACTTGATGGCGGTTTGATTTCGGCGGTTGATAAGGTCGTCAACGGTAGCGATTCACGCGCGGAAGCCCGCCGCCTGAAAATGCCCTATGCGGAATTTACAGACAGGATACTACACGCCGCCAACCTACTTTACGATGTGGGTATTCACGCAGACGCGGAGCTTTCGGCGATGTATGGCAAGCCATTAAACCCCGTACGACCGCAACGAATCGGCGACGTGCGCCAACCGATGATGAAAATGCTTGTCGCGAATAAGGGCGGCGCACTGGTTCAAGCCGTAAAGGATTCGGAAAACATCATCCGACATTGCGACAGCGGAACCGGCTTCAGTTGCTTCAACTGGACTAAGCATTTCAAACGCGCCGCAAACCTGATTAACCTTATACGTCAAGGAGAAGCGGCATGAAAGACCTAATTGCCGCAATCCTGATAGCCGCAGTCATCATGGCTATCGAGCTATCAGGAATCCCGAAAGTGGCGATGCAAATTAACGAATATCAAAGAGGGCAACAAAAGTGAAAATACTTGACCCATGTTGCGGCAGCCGCATGATGTATTTTGACAAACAAGACCAGCGAGTTTTGTTTGGAGATATTAGACAAGAAGAGCATTACCTTAAAGACCGTGATTCAGTTCGTTACTTAGAGGTAAAGCCGGATATCAAACTGGACTTTACAAACCTTCCATTTAATGATGAGAGTTTCCGTCTTGTAGTTTTCGATCCACCGCATTTGGTGCGTGCAGGAAGAAAATCATGGCTGGCCAAGAAGTACGGCAAGCTTGGAGAAGATTGGCGGAATGATATAAAAAAGGGATTTTCCGAATGTTTCCGCGTATTGGAAGAGGGCGGAATCTTAATCTTCAAATGGAACGAAAATCAAATATCAACTAAAGAAATTCTATCCTTGACCGATGAAAAGCCAATTTTTGGGCATACAACTAGAAAGCACAAGGCAAATCAAACGGCAACGCATTGGTTTACATTTATGAAAGAAGTTTAAAGATGAACGAATGGAAGAAAGTATCTGAAGAGTTGCCACCATTAAAAACGACTGTATGGGGTGGATGGTTTGATGTTGGTGGAAAGTTTATAAGTGGATTATTTGTGTTGGCGAATAATGGTAATTTCCAGTCGTGGGCAAGCAAAGACGATTACCCTGTCAGCCATTGGATGTATCTACCTAAACCGCCTGAAAATCAGGAGTAATGCAATGGCAAAAATCATAATTGAATTGGGGCTATGCAAGTTAAATGAATAAAGGACAAGCGAAATGAAAATTTCAGACGACCTAAGACAGCTATCAGCAGCCATAGATTATCTAAGTAAAAAGCGCAAAGATATTTTAGACGACCTGAAAGCACGCCCCGAAAGACACGGCTGCCCGTACTTCATCGGGCAGGTATTTACACAGGACGGCACAGATTACAAAGTCAAGCAAATCGACATCCTGACCCATCCAAGCGCAGACGGATTATGTGCCTACTTCTATGTGCAGGCGGTAAACCAAAAAAAGCCGCATGACCGCAAAGAATACACCATACAGATTAAATAGGAGATTGAAATGATTACAGCAGAGCAAGCGCGTGAATTGAATCCGAAAGGACGCATTGAAGAGTACAAGACTTTCCTTGAAAAAAGAATACGAGAAGCAGCTTTAAATGGGGAGGATTTTGTTCTCATCCGCGAAGCACCTTATTCAAGCTGGCTTTACAACGAGCAGAAGTTAGATGACAGGGTCGCCGTAGAAGTTTTGAAAGAATTACGTCAGAACGGATTTTCTGTAAATTATTTTCAGTATGATGGTTCGCAATTCTCAGACTATGGAATAGAAATATCTTGGGGCGGAAATGCGCAGACGGCTAAATAACTACCAATCCGACAGGCGGCGGAAATACCGCCTGAAGAAGATTAGAAAGGCAGGAAGAAGATGAAAATTAATTTTGAAAATAAAACAGTAACCAAAACAGTAGATAATATTTTTTTAATACTATTCTTGTTCCCATTAGCTGTATTAGTATTTTCATCTTTTACAGCTTTTGTATTATTAATTTCGGCGCGTATTTTTTTCTTTCTGGTACTTCTGACGTTCTATCCTATTCTTTTGGTTTTAAAGAAAATTTCAAATGGCAAATATGACCCAGTAAGCCCTTTAAAATATTTAAAATCAACAATTAAACAGTCAAATAGCTTCTTTCTTGATATTTTAGATTTTTGCTTATATTGCAAGCAATAAAAGGTTTTTTGTTGATTGCCATGAAGATGAATTTATGAAAATGTAAGGAGGTTGAAAAAATGAAGTTTCTCAAAATTAAAGAAGTGATGGAGAAAACAGGTTGCGGAAAGACAAAAATCTATGCCATGATTAATGCTGAAGAGTTTCCGCGCCCGTACAAGATTGGGACGGCCTCAAGATGGCGTTCCGATGAAGTGGAAAACTGGATCAAAACGCGCCCAATTTCGTAA